TTCAATATATATTTGTAACCTGTAACTTTATTTATAATATACGAAGAATCAAATAATTACAGGGTTACAACTTGGTTACAACTTCAAAAAAAAACTGTAACTTTTTGAATTTGTAACCGGAGAGCACCTCCGGTTTTTCCCGATTTCCGCTCCGGTTACAAATTTCACTGTTTTTACACCCCTTTTAATCAACTGTTTTTCAATAGGTTACAAAACACCCCTAAAACAAGTTGTAACTTTGTAACCGCTGTATATCAGAATATTGCAAGGGCAAAACAGGGCCGGTTACAAATTTTTGCCATTTTTTGATAAAATCTATAGGGGTATGTTTTTTTAGTATCAATTTTTCATAATCTCAAAACACCAAACAAATATTTTTTTATTGTTATTTAAGCAAAGATTTATATCTTCGCATGTTCCCACCACAGCGGGGTTTTCATTAACCGTGAAACCCTATACTCCTATGAATACACGTCCGTCAATTACCATCTCGCTTTCTCCACTCCTGCAATCCTATTGCCGGTTTGTTTTTAATTCGGATCCCGATGAGAAAGAGATCCGCCTTCGTCGAAACCACGACATCGCAAAATTGATACACTCAAATGTGATCGCCTGGGATAGATCAATGGTCCGGCCTTTCAACGCCGATTCAATTACCTTTATTTTGGCACTGGACAATATTAATGAAACTGCATTGCGGTATCATTTTTTACATGTTTCCAGATGGGGAGAACAGAAGATCACGGAAGGTATTGAATACGAATTCAGACACTGGATAAAAAACTGTTTTGACAGAGGATATGAAAAAGGGTACCAGCAGAAGGTAATCATCGAAGCGATTCTCCGGGGCCTGAATGACCGGAATAATTCCGCGAATTTCGACATGATTAAGAAAATCGACTACCGATATCGCCGTAAAGTTGAAGAAACACGATTCAATGAGCTCCTTAAAGAGTGTCAAATATTTGAATACCAATAATATATTACATACAAAATAAATGTTCCGATACTTTTTGCAAGATTGTCAACAATAATCATCGAAAAACCGATAGAAAATGAACAGCGCAGTAATCATAAAAATAGAATTCCGTTTTCCAAATGTTGAACTATTCACACCGATTGACTATACCGGATTTTCGGCAAGTCTGACAGAGCAAACAAGTAAATCCTTTGCCGGAGTACTTCATACTGCTGCACTTCAGTTCCGGATTCCCAAATGCGATGCTGAAAAAGACCGGTTGATGTTGTCACTCTCACAACGACGTGCCATATACCAGGCAACCGATGCAAACGGATCTGTTTACAAAATTGGATCCTCAAAGCGTGGAGCATTGTTATTGTATAACCGGACCGTTGACGGAAAAGCAGGTGGCTTTAACGGTTACGAAGCGGTAATTACATTGAAATTTAAAGGGAATCCGTTAATATCCTGAAATTAAAAGTCCTTTAAATTGGTAATTCACCTGAGTAACATTGTAAAAAATGATACTCAGATGTTGAATTATCAGCTCATAAAATCTATTCTTTCCGAGCCCTGGGCCATCGACAGCCTGGCCATCGACACGATGAGTCCGCTTATTGCCGGCCTGTTCACTCCGAACATGGCATTTGAAGCATCTAAACCAATGCAGCCCTCGGCATCAGCTTACGCCGATCCGAAATCGGGTACCACCAAAACTATTCGTATTATTCCCATTCAGGGAAGCCTCACCAAATACGATCAATCCTGCGGACCGGTTGGAATGGCAACTGTAGGCAGATGGATCCAGAGTGCCGATTCAAACCCTGATATTGATGCAATAGTTTTGTGCCTCGATTCTCCTGGTGGAACAGTATCCGGAACAGAGGAACTGGCCAACATCATCAAAGGAACCTCAAAACCAATTATTGCCTATGTTGAAGATATGGCCTGTTCAGCTGCTTACTGGCTGGCAAGTTGCTGTAATGAGGTAGTAGCAAATAATTCAACTGCACAGGTTGGAAGTATTGGTGTGTTAATGTCGTTTGCCGATGCACAGCCAATGTGGGAAGCAAAGGGTGTGAAATTCCATACTGTCACAGCTCCCCAGTCAACCGACAAAACCAAAACCTTTGAAGATCTTCGTGCCGGTAATTACGAGGAATACAAAAACACTGTACTTGGTCCGCTTGCACAAAAATTTATTGCAACTGTCCAGGGCAACCGTCCGGGAATAACCGATGCTCATTGTACCGGTAAGGTTTATTTTGCCCAGGATGCAATCGGATCGTTTGTAGATTCAATCGGAAACCTCGATTTTGCCGTTCAGCGTGCAGCTTCACTGGCTTCAACACCTTCCGCTTCAGTAAATACCCCTAAAATTTTAAATATGAGTTACAAAAGACTTGCTACAGTAGCCGGTGTCGAAGCGTTTGAGAGCGCTGACGGTACCATCGCGCTCACTGATCAGATGGCATTGGCTGTTGAGACTGCACTTGAGAGTGCAGAGGCAGAGCGAAACCATCTTACTGAGCGCACGACCGAACTTGGAACGGCTAATGGCCGGGTTCAGGAACTCGAAGCCCGCGTGGCTGAACTCGAAGGCGCTGCCGGTGCCGGAACTGCAAAAGTAATTGTGGACACCGATAAAGGCGCATCAGGTGAAACAACCTTCTGGGATCGCTTCAGTGCATGCCAGGAACATTTACAGAAACAATAATTTTTTTGAGTTATGGCTATTAATATCACCCAACAATTAATCGACGCCGGCACTAAGTATAAGAAGGAGCTTCTTACCATGCCGGTAGCTGTTTTGAGCGAAATGTTACAATTCATGACGCTGATTACAGGTTTACAGGGCAAAGAAGTCGGAGGTTCGTTAACCACTGATGCTGAGCTCAGGCCTTACCGCACTGCCAAAGATGCAACCGACAACACGGTTATCACTGCTTACGAATGGGAAACATTCCTGGGCGACGTGGTAAAAGAGTTCGATCCGAATGTACTCCTGGGCACGCTCTACACCGACAGGACCAGCAAGAAACCAACTGAACGCGAAATTGCGAAACTGGTTGCTTTAGAGATGGCGAAGAAAGTTGGCGAAGCATTGTACGATGCATCGTTTACGGCTACACGTAATGCAGTTGGTACCACTACTTCTGCTTTGTTCAATGGATGGGCCACCCAAATGGCTGCGGCTGTTACTGCAGGCACCCTTGCTGCAGCAAAAGAGAATTATGCTGACGTTTCGCTTACTGCTATCACCGTTGCCAATGTTGGCGATGTTCTTAAAGAACAGTGGAGAGGATTAAGCCCTTTGCTGAAAAAGCAAAAACCTAATCTCTACCTTCCAACATCTGTTTTGGAAATGTACGAAGATTGGTACCAGGTTGAATATGGTCATGCACCATGGAACGCCGATTTCACCCAGCGGTCGTTAATTGGATCTGACAACAAATGTAAATTTGTACCACTCGACAACATGGAAGGTACTGACAAACTCATTTTTACCGTAAAGGCGAACATGAAGGTTGGTGTTGACCAGGAGTCTGACAAAGAGGATGTGAAAATCCGCGAATGCGACAACCCAAAAATGGTTCAATTCTTTATGATGGCCTATTATGGTGTTGGTTTTGATACTCTTGATAAGAGGTTTATGAAAGCAATCAAATACTCAGTTTAATATCTGAAATATGATTTTTGAAAATCTGACATGGCCGGCCGGGAAAGTAAACCCGTCCGGCATTAAAACCAAGGTCTATTTTATCGACAAGAGCTTCATTAAGACTTGGCCTAAAATAGTAGCAGCCCCTCTTACTGCCATCGACAATGTGACTTTAGCAGGTGATTTTGAACTTGTAGCGACTAAAGTATGGAATGAGCTTTATACGACACAGGGAAAAGGGAAAGTTGATTTTGAACCAATTGGTGAAAAGGATTGTAAAATGTTCAACAACAAAGGGACATTCAAATTTCCTGATATCAGCAATGAGGCCAAAAGCCTGGCGAAATCAGCTATCAACTCGAATGTAGTTTTCCTGGTTCCGCTTCCTCATGAAACTGAAAAACGCTATATCTTACTTGGAGACGAAAGTTACGATCTTGAAGTTACGATCAAAGGCGATTCAGGTGATGCTCCTGGTTCTGCAAAAGGAATTACCATCGAGGTAATAGCCCCCGCAACTACACCGCTCCCAAATTATACCGGAGCTTTGGTAACAGCAGCAGGGTCGCTTGATTGCGATACCGGCGTATTTACCCCCACTGTGTAACACTAACAAATAGAATAAAGCCGGGGCCAACGCTCTGGTTTTATTTTTAAAACTGTGATTATGACACCACATGAAGAAATAAAAGATTGGCTGGATTCTGAAACGAAGGATTTTGAAGCCGGTTATGTATTGTTTGTCCGATTTTCGCACAACCGGGCGCTTGCGTTGTACCTAGCACGGAAACACGATTTATTGAAGCTGACCTATGAGCTTCAAAAAATCAGCGACCGTCCCACACTGAAGGATGCTCCGGTTATGCCGATAGGTCCTATATTGAATATGGTTAAATCTTCCGGGGAGAAAGCAAACGGAATTACCGATGCCGGCAATGTAATTGACAATACAGAGAAGAAAATCCGAATCATCAGGGATGGTAAAGTTCAGTATGATGATCTTCCGGATGAACTCAAAAAGCTGTATGATGAGAATACGGCCAGTTATAAAAACATGCGCACGCTCCACGAACAGATGAAGCTCGCTAAAACTGACGAGGAGCGCGCAGAAAAGCGGGCTATCATCGATACGCTTGATGATGGTATCTCCGGCAACTGGAAGATCATTGATGACTGGGCTGCAGGGAAAATAACGGAGGCTGATTTAGTCGCAGCAACCGGAGAGCAGGAAGAGTATAAACAGATCAACGCTGCACGGACTTACCTATCACGCAACATCATGAAGATGGAAACACTGAAAGGTGAGAAGCACGAAAAGATGAAGCTCGATCTTCGCACCAGGGTAACGTTCCTCCGGTCGAAGAAAGCGGATATCAGCCTTGAGACATTGGTTAAACTGGCCAAATATGGCGTCATCGACGAAACTGAATTGGGTTAACAATCACACGATGTGTTTGATATCCTGTCTGATAAATTCAAAAGAGCTGATAATTATCTTATCGGCTCTTTTGCTATTAAAACCCTAAATGAGCCGAAAACCTAATCTCGATAAGTTTCACGATGTGTTGTTCAATGATTTCGACGAACAGCAGCATCTTTCGCCGGTTGAATGTGACCAGCTGAAGCGTTACCGGGCTGCGTATGCTCAATCGCTCGAAAACCCATCAATTCCCGACATCCAGTTGCGCGATTACCTGGTTAAAGAATTCGGGATATCACAGACTCAGGCTTATTGCGATATTGCCAATATCAGGGTTTTACTCGGAAACGTTCGCAATGCCAGCAAAGAATGGATGAGGTATCTGATCAACGAAACCCTGAAAGAGGCCATTGCTAAATGTAAATTAACCGGCGACTGGAAAAAGGTTATCCTGGCTACTAACGTACTGGGAAAATATAACAGGCTCGACAAAGAAGATTCAACTGAATATCCCTGGGAAGAGATCCTTCCAACTTCAATTGAGCCAACCAACGATGTAACGGTACTGAAGGTGAAACCGCTTGCCAATAAAGAAGACGAAATTCGAAAGATGTACGAAAAGTACAAGGGTGAAATTGATATTGAAGATATTGGCTATGAGGAGGTAGAGAATGAGCGAAACGATTGATAAAAAGAAAATATACTTTTCGGATCCGCAGCTGGAGTTTCGTTATACAGCAGCTCACACCAGTATTGTTGTAGCCGGTCGCCGGTTTGGGAAAACACATGGCATAGCAGCGCCCTGGCTTCTTCGCAATCTCCAGTATATGCCCAGAAGCGCCGGGGCTATTGTCGGTTCAACATTTCAGCAGATTCTTACCCGGACACTCCCTGGAACGTTGACAGCTCTCGAAGACATGGGGTTTCGTCGTAATATCCATTATTTTGTTGGTAGAAAACCTGATCCCAGTGCTGGATTTAAAAAACCTGTCCGAGAGCCGGTAAGTTTCGATCATGTTATATCCTGGTATAACGGATCTGTTCAATATCTGATTTCGCAGGATATTCCCGGATCATCGAATTCACTCACACTTCAGTATGTGATGGGTGATGAAGCAAAGTTCCTGAACTTTGATAAATTGAAAGATGAGACTTTTCCGGCAAATGGCGGATTTAAAGGATCGTGGGCAAATTGCCCCTGGCTAAACTCCATGCTTTTCATCTCCGATATGCCAACCACAAAGAAAGGATCATGGTTCCTGAACTATGCTGATAAGATGGATCCGGAGTTAATCAATATGATTCAGGCAATAGTTCAGGAAGTATTCCGGCTTAAATCATTGCCTCAAAACACCTATACCAATAGGATGATCAGGGAATATCAGCTGAAGCTCGCACAGTTCCGGAGTATTGCTGTCTATTACCGTGAATGGTCATCAATTGAGAATATAGAACTGTTGGGAAAGAAATATATCCAGCAAATGAAGCGGGATCTTCCACCCCTGGTATTTCAAACATCTATTCTTTGCATTCGCCCGGGGAAGCTGAAGGACGGGTTTTATCCTGCATTGTCAGAGACCAGGCATATGTATTCAGCATACGACAACTCCTATCTGCTTAATCTCGATTATGATTTAGATAAAATCAAAGAACCCGACTGCCGGCAGGATGGAGACTTAGACCTGGACGATCCTATCAGGGTTGCATTCGATTATAACGCTGATATCAATTGGCTGGTATGTGGACAGCCATCATTCTCGAAAGCCAAAGTAATCAGATCATTCTATGTGAAGTATGAGCGTAAGTTGCGTGAGGTAGTGGATGACTTCTGCAAGTACTATCGCTTTCATCATTCCAAAGAGGTAGTCTATTACTATGACAATACAGCATTAGGCAGCAATTATGCTGTAAGTGATGAGGACTTTGCATCTGTTATCTGCTCACAATTCGAGAAGAACAGATGGACAGTGAACAGGCAGCACATAGGCAACCCATTACGCCACAATGAAAAGTACCTGATCTTTGACCAGGCATTCAAAGGACAGAAGTACCTGATGCCTCAGATCAATCATCCTAACAATGAAGCCCTGGTGTTAGGGTTACAACATGCAGGTGTACGCATTGGATCACACGGCTTCCAGAAGGATAAGACTGAAGAGAAGAAGAAGGAAACAGAAGAAAGCCTGCTCGAACATCGCACCGATGGTACTGATGCTTTTGATACATTGATGATAGGCATGATGCTCTACCCTGTCAAAGGTAGTGTAGGTGGCGGGCTTGGCAGCTCATGGATACAATAGCTAAGTAATCAATCCCTTATACATACGTTACAATCATCATGTGATTACATCAACCATGTAATTACATGCTTATGTGCGATCATTTGCACGATGTAATCGACATACAATAATCATAATCGGTCTGGCATATTACGCGAAAATCATAGGCATGTAATGACATATCCGGACAGGGCGGGGCGGGGTCTTCCGTCTGAAAGGGGGAAAATAACGGTAGTTTTGCAATACTACATAACAGAATATTAGACAAATAGCATTTTATTCACCGGAATGGTGTGATACCGGGAAAAACGTATTTTGATGGATGGAAATTGCTGGCGGTTGCCTGGTAATTACAGACCGGTTTTTGTTTTGATCTGTAAAAGTTTTTTGTTAAGTTTGGAGGATAAACTTAAAACCAAATTTGTTATGAGAAAACTTTTGCTTGTTTTACTTTTTTCCCCATTGCTTTCTTTTGCGCAGGAATATTCGGAGGTTGTGGAAGTACCTGGCAAATCAGTTGATCAACTTTATAGTTCTGCTCGTGAATGGTTTGCCTTAACTTTTAAATCGGCAACTGACGTATTAAAGATGGATGATCCAATTGCCGGTAAATTAATTGGCAAAGGATCTTCTCACATCTCAGAAAGTTATGTGACTGATGGATTGATTAAAGTACCTATTAAACTGGATTGGTATCCATCATATACCATTAGTATTGCTATTAAGGATGGAAGGTACAAATGCATCATTGCAGAAATCACAATAAAACGCATTGTAGAGGGAAGTGGAATCGCACCGATAGAAACTTCATTTAAAGAGTTCTTTGACCAAAAAGATAATTTTAAAAACGGAAGAGATCCTGAATGGTTTACAAAAAACGTCGAAGGTGCTGGAAAACTTTCGAAGAATATGATTAAAAATAGTGCTAAGGCGTATGAATCTTATTACAATATCATTCTTAAAACAGAACAGGAATTTACAAGTTTACTTGCTTCACTTCAAAAAAAGATGAAAGGAACAGACGATAATTGGTAACTTGTAATTTCCAATACATTAACAGAAAACCCCGGTCATTCGCCGGGGTTTTCTGTTGCTTGCTTTTCTTGCATGTGCTTTAACAGAATCATTTCAATGTAGTTATTCACATTCCTAAAATCATCCTTTGCTTCTCTTTTAAGAAACTCAATAAGCTCTGAATCCAGACGTAATGATATATTTTCTTTCATTATAAAATGTTTGATTGCAAAGATATGCAAAATAATTAAAAAATACAATTATTTTGTGATACATTGCATTGTTTTATAATGTACATTTGTGCCATTATTAATTAATACTTCAAAGTATGAATATTCAGAAATTTAAGTTTGGTGATGTTGAGATCGAGTTTGATCTCCGTCAAGGAAGAAATGTAATGGTGAACGCTACGGAAATGGCGAAAGTTTTTGGCAAAAAAATAAACCATTTCATGGAAAATGAAAACACGGAAAATTTTATAAATGCGTGTTTAAATAACCGGAATTCCGGCTTTTTGGGAGTCAAAACTCGCGAAGATTTAGTAGTGTCAAAACAAAAATCTGGCACTTGGATGCACCGGGTATTAGCTTTAAAATTTGCCTCTTGGTTAAATTCTGATTTTGAAGTTTGGGTCTGGATGACTATCGACCAAATTATTTTTGGATTTGCAATTGAAATTCAAGATTCGATCAGCGAAACCGTAATATTAAAGGCGAAACAAGATGATTTAAAGAATCAGCTTGCAAAACGCGAACCTGATTTTATGGAGTATCTGTTAATTGATCAAAAATTGATCAACGCGAAAAGCCGTCGTAGTAATGCAACAAAGAACAAATTCAGAGAGACAATGGAAGATTTGTTCTCTAACAAACCGAAGGAGGACGAAGAGTGATCAACCTTTTAAAAACAATATCCAAAGATGTGAATGCACATCTTTGGATGATTGAAGCGATGGGATTAAATCCCATTGCCTCACAAGTACCACAATCACATCAGGATAGTATGGCGAAAGATATTAGCAGAACTTACCTAATGAAACGTAGACTGGAGTACGCTATAAGCAATCTCGAAAGTATTCGCAAGTATTGCCTGTCTGAAATTAATGGAACATTTTACGATGACTTTGAAAAACGTTGGGAAGGAACTGATATTGAGCCAAAATACACCATTGATACTCCGTATGAATATATTTTGGGCATATGGGACAATCATCCATCACCTGAAATCGACATTATAACAAAGGCTTTTATTGAATGTATGGGATCGTTAAATACCAAAGTGTTGTTTAAAATGCTCGAAATATGCCCCGAAGCCGGACCATATAAACAAAATAAAGATGGTGAAATGGTAAAATCAAACATGTCTGATTGTCAAATAGACGACAGCTTAAAGGCCGGATCAATGCTTGCTGCTATTGAAGAATACAACGAGCGACTTATAAAGATTCAGGAGATTGCTAAAAACCGTGGTAATCTGGGCCAGATACTTACCTTAATTGGTGACAAATAAATCAAAAACCCCCGGCAGTGCTCGAAACACTAACCGGGGGCAAGTTTAAATTTTCACGTATAAAAATTTTAACATCACAAAAGTATGAAAAATTCAGAATTAAAATGCAACCTCGAAGTTGAAGGTATTACACAGACCAAGGAAGCAATCAATTATTTGAAGAGATTGCAGGACAGAAACAATGAAGATATCATAATTGCCCGCGAGATTATTGCCGATGTAGTTTGCTTTCTTGCAAAGAAGATGGACTATATCGAAGATGCTGAAAATGAAGAAATATCATCGTTGATGAACAGCCTAAGCCATGTTCGTGAGGACCTGAATAATTTCAGAAAGCCATGAAAAAAGAAATTGCAAAACCAAAAATGCTTATTGAGGACGAATGTACAAATTGGCATGTTGGAGAACTCATGGTAAAATATAAAGAATTGCAACCTTGCACAATTACAATCACAACATCAAAGAGCGTGGTTTCTGTTATACGTAATAGCATTGATCAGGAAGATCTGCTTATACAAGAGCATTTTTATGCGCTTTATATAAACTACAACAACGATGTCTTGGGTTTTAAGACAATCAGTGTGGGTAATTTGACCGGTTGCGTATTCAATCCGCAACTGATATTAAGTATTGGACTATTGCTTAATGCAACCGGAATAATAGTTTGCCACAATCATCCAAGCGGCAATCTTGATCCCTCTGAATCAGATATTATTTATACCAAACAATTAATTTCAGCTGCAAATATTGTTGGTATGCGTTTGCTGGATCATATTATTTTAACCAAAAACGCATTCCGATCAATGGATAATGACAACTTAGTCGATTTCAGCAAAATACCAAGAAGGTTTTAAAAATCTAAGAAAACCATAAATCATAAAAATATGAATACAATAGACTTACAAACCGTAAAAGAATTAAAGGCCAGTGAATTATCCGAATTATTACAAGCGAAGGTTCGTCGTATTTGTGAACAGGCAAAGATGAACTTCGATAACATTCATTTCATCCGTGACGATAAAGAGGAAAACTACATGGATATGTTCGATGGTGATGAATTCACCTATTGGGGATATTTTATTGACACAAACGAAATTGATTAATACCTATTCTTTATTTTTGCATATTTCACGAAAACCCGTCTCCCCAAAAGGCGGGTTTTTATGCCTTCAAATTGCGAAACAAAAAGGTTCAGCTGCACGTTTATTAATTGATATTTCTTTTACTTACATTTGCAGTGAAAATACACACCGAAAAGAAAGAAGACAAACATGGACAAATTCACCTATAATGAGCAAAAGGCTGTTGCTGCAGTATTGCTGGTTGTAAACGAGCTTTCCAGCGTCGACAGACACAAAATTGCAAAGATCCTTTTCTTTGCAGATCAAAAACACCTCGCCAGATATGGCAGAACAATTACCTCCGACTTCTATTGTGCCATGGAAGCCGGTCCGGTTCCTTCAAACATCTACGATTCGATAAAGGTTATTGCACACGAACGCAATTTTTATAACCACCATGGTCTTGAAGGTAAAATCGAAGTCAGGGGAAGAGAAATAACCGCGCTGGAAAAACCCGACATTGATCAGTTATCGATTTCGGATATGGAGTGCCTGGTTGAATCAATCAATGAAAATTCGAAACTTACCTATGGACAGCTCATTGATAAGTCACATGGTACGGCATGGCAAAGCGTTCCCGACAATCAACTAATTCCGTTTACAGAGATCGCCAAAGAAGTTTCGGCACCTGCTGAAATTCTTGAACTTATAAATTCAAACCTTCAAGCAGAGGAACTTTTAAGTTTATGAGTAGCCTCAGGGATTCCCTTTCAGCCGGAGGTTTAAGAAATTTAATCGCCTCACAAATACAGCCTGGCGCTGTATTTGTAATTTTAGACCCGATAGCGAGAAAGGAAAAGTTTATTGTGATCCTGGGTATTGATGCCGGTAGAATTTGGGTGGGAACCCTGTTCATCAACAGCGAAAAGAATGTGAATTTTATCAAGACGCTGGAACAACATGGCTTACAGTTTACAATAAAGGCCTCCAACTACGAATTTCTTGATTACGATTCCTTTATCAATGCTTCAAATATCATCAGGCGTGAGTTTGAAAAGCTGGTTGATATTATAATTGCCAGAGATGGAAGATATTTAACACAGATCATCCCCAAAGACTTCGATTACATCAGGGCAAAAATGGCAGGTTCGAAAGTCGTTTCAACCGCTGACAAAAAAGACTTTGGATTAATCTAAACCCCGTCTCCCCAAAAGGCGGGTTTTTTTCGCCCTGTCATTGCGAGCGCAGCGACGCAACCCCTTCTCTCTGTCCTTTAATCTCCCTTCTTACCCGCTTATCTTGCAATAAAAAAAGATAAGCTATGCTGCACATTTCACAATTACACAAGGTAGTAGGACTCGGCGAATTCTCAATCAAATTCGTTGAGAAGAGCGGCGCCATTGTCCATGGTCCGCGCTGTATCTGCACTTCGTTCCACTCTGCAGGCCGAACAATGAACCTGAAGTTTTGCGACAGTGAAGAGATTCGCAAAGTGCGCCGGCTTTCAGTCATCGAATTTAATGGAGAGGAGGTTACGCTATGAGTGATAATTTTATAGAGATTGGTGGCTTTACTTACCTCCCCGAAGCCAAGGCCATCATCGCGATGGAATCAAGCCGTGAAATATTTTCGGAAGCGATAGACCTGAAACCAGTGTCGGTTGATGGCTATACAATTTCGCCCTGGGGACCAACTAACGATATGCCACAGCTCATTATTGAGAAAGCCAAAAAGAGCGAAATCGTACAATCGAACTTGCTATTTAATATCCAATCTGGTTATGGACAGGGTATAAAACCCATGCGCAGGATTATTGAAGGGAAGAAACTGGTAGGTTATGAGGAGATCTACGAAGGCGAAGTGGTTGATTTCTTTGCACAAAACGATATCAACGGTTTCTTCCTGGAGCAACTCTCCGATATGCATTACTTCTATAATGTCTTTCCGGAGATCATCCTGAGCGGTGATAAACGCAAAATCGTTTCACTCCGGAGTAAGGAGGCAGCATTCTCCAGATGGGGTGTAATGGATTCTAAAAAAGGATGCATCACCAAGCACTACTATTCTGCAAAATGGAACGATGGAGCGAATAAAACGACGATTGCTGAGTCAGATGTTCTCAATAATTATAACCCATACCAGGATCTTGTATCACGGATAAGTACCAATAGTTACTCCCAGCTGCGTTTTATTGTTCCGGTCAACTTCCCTACTCCCGGAAAAACCTATTATCAGGATCCTTACTGGTGGAGCATTTTTCTAAGCGGATGGTACGACTTCCTGATAATGATTCCCGAATTTAAGAAGGCGCTGCTCAAGAATCAGCTGGCATTAAAATATATCATCTACCTGTCTGATAAATATTTTACCGAAATATTTAAAGACGAGGGCATCGATACTTCCAATACTGAAGCGGTGAAATCGAGGAAAGCCCTGGAGTATGGCCGCTTTAAAGACTTCCTGGCTGGAGAGAAGAATGCCGGGAAAGGAATTGTAGCACTTAAAAAACTCATTGCATCCGGATCCGGTTCGACTGAGGAAAAGTACATCGATATCGTTCCGTTAAAAACAGAGATCGCCGGTGGTGAATACCTCGAAGATTCGGAAGAAGTCAGCAATATCATCAGCTATGCGATGGGTGTTCATCCTTCATTGATCGGATCAGTCCCAGGGAAGAATTCCGGGAGCCAATCGGGTACCGATAAACGGGAACTCTTCCAGATTAAACAAGCACTGATGAAACCCTTCAGAGACCGGCTGCTGAAACCGCTTGAGCTGATAAAGCTCTATAATAAATGGGATAAGGATATTGTGTTCGCAATTCCGGAACCTGTTTTCACAACACTCGATAAAAATAAAACCGGGCAGGAAACTGCTGTAAATAAATAGGCTATGGTAATCATCAGTGATATTGATGTTTTAAAACAGTATATCCCGACAATCTTTTCGGCTGAATTCACAAAGTATGAAAAGTACATTGCCGATGCTGAAACATGGTTAATAAAAGAAATCACCGGCAAAGAACTTTTTCTGATTATCAGTGAGGCAGATGAAGCGCTGTTGAATTATGCCAGGGCAATTGTAGCCAATAAAGCATATGGTGATGGGATTCCGTTTTTTGACCTCGTAGAAACCGAAAACGGATTTGCCGTAGTTGGTAACGGAAACCTTGCACCGGCATCTCAGCAACGCGTGGTAGCATTGCAAGCGGCCACTTACCGGAAGTTGGATGAAGCGGTCGAATCGTTACTTGAGTACCTGGAAGAAACGGTCGATTATCACGATGAGTGGAAAGGTAGTCCCGCCTATACCCTGCTTTCGAATCTCTATCTCACAACGGTGAAAGAATTCCGGCGTTACGTGGTTTACCCTGGCAGTCGCCGTGAGTTTATGGCACTGAAGCCCGAAATGCTTAATGCCATCAATCTGAAGATCGCACCGGTGATCAGCCAGGAATTATCTGATCAGGTGGTAGAGCAGCTGCGCGATGGGGATCTTACTGCAGATAATAAAACGATACTCGAGAACCTCCGGTTTGCATTCGCCAATTTCACGATGAAACAAGAAGAAGTCGCACAGTCCTACCTCTCACGGGTCCGCAGGGTGCTTTATGCTTCTCCCGATAAATATCCCTTATTCCGTGACAGTGATATCTATATCAATTGGCTTGCATCCCAAAAAGTTACAGCCATCAACAATGCTGATTCACCTATATTTTTTGCAGGATTATGAGAGAAATACATTTACACGCCCCGTCCGGATGGCACGACATCACACCGGAACAACTTCTGTTTGTGTCGAAATTATTCGAAGATCAACTATCTGAAGCTGAGTTTCTGACCAGGTGTCTGATCAACTTTACAGAAATTGAACCCGTGAAGCATGGTATAGAAACTCGTGATGGTGAATTGCTTTTTGAATTTCTGGATCCTGCCGGCGAAGTCTTTTCGCTGTCGGCTGAAGAGATGAAAAGCCTGCTGGATGAATTGCGCTGGCTGATCGATAGTGTTGGCCTGTGTCGTCTGCCGGAAAAACTTGGAGGACTATCACCGGTAGATTCCAGGTTATTTGGCGTCACACTCGAAGAATACCTGTTGGCTGATCAGCTCTATGCAAACTATTCAGCGAGCAAAAGAGTGGACGATCTGAACCAATTGATTGCAGTATTCTACTGTAAGCCTGGTGAAAAATGGAATGAACGCAAATACAAGATGTATGTCAATATCCTGCGATCGGTTCCCAATCATGCGAAAACTGCCGTTTACATCTGGTTTTCAGGTTTGAAAAAATGGATCATCGATAAGTATCCCTATATGTTTGGCGATGGTACCACCGGCGAAACTTCGGCACCATCACCTGATGAGCATATCCTTCGGTTATTCACCTCGCTGAACAATGGAGATGTAACCCGCAATAAACAGATCCTTCACACGCATGTGCATGAGGTATTCTACGAACTGAATCAGAAACTTGAAAATCAGCAAAGCCATGTTTGATGCACTTGAATACGCTAAAAGCAGAGCCGCTCAATTGCCCGAAATAAAGGCAATATATGCCTGCTCCGGACTGGCCGAAATGGAAGGGATGCTGCAAAACCTTCGGAGTCCTGCAACTCCGGTATTGGTTGTGGAAGATAGCGCCGATGGTTATCTTGATCTGGAGAATGGAAACTTTGCAAACGAATACAATACGGTATACTTTTTCGATAAAGTAAAACTGAACGATAGCGCCGATCGGAGACGCGCACAGGAAGTGACATTTTCCCTGGGAAAGAAATTCTTCAGTCAACTTGGAATCGATGCCGGCGAATTTGGCGATATCGCTTTTGGCTTCGACCGGAGCAGGATCGACTTCGCGAAACTTGGACCCATTGGGAACGGGTATTACGGCTACTCCTTTTCGTTCATAGTTAAGAATGAAAACTTTGAAATCTAACCAATGGCCGATAATACGAACCTTTCACTCACTGTTGATGCCTGGGCAAAGATCGTAATCGAACGATGGGAAAATAAGATTGTCAGACTTCGCATACACAACACTGGAAATCTCGCCAAAAGCTTTGCAATCCATGTATTCACACAATCTAATGGAGACCCGGATAAGATTGAATTTGCATTTAACTATTACGGTAAATTTAGCGATATGGGAGTAGGAACCGGGATTACTGCAGGTGAAGCTGGATCAGGCAACAGAAAGAAAAAGCCCTGGTATTCGAAAGTATTTTTTGGCCAGGTAAAGCAGCTCGGAGTAATCCTACGAAGTAAATATGAATACAAGGCACAATTAACAATCATCACAAATATTACCACTAATGGCACAAACTGAAACTGCAAGGGCAACCGTCTATCTCGATGGCAAACAGGCTGAAGCTGCACTGGGGGCGCTAGCTGAAAAAGCAAAAGGGTTGCGTAAAGATCTGAAAGAAGCGCTGGATGCTGGCAATACGGTCAAATACGATAAACTGAGGGCAGAGTTAAGCCGGGTGGAATCGGTACAGCGAAGCGTTACCAAAGAATCGTTTGATGTTGCGAAGGTTTTGCGGAACATCAATAACGTAAGCTGGCGTGATCTCGAAAAAGCGCAAAAAGCGGTAATTGCCCAGATGAAAGGAATGACACGCGGAACTGAAGAGTATGCTGCCAAACAAAAAGACTTGGGACTATTGCGAGCTGAATTGAGTGGAATATCAGGTATTGCCACAAAACAAACAGGAATACTTGGTAAACTGAGAGATACTGCAGCGGAATTATTACCCGCCTTTGGTTTGGCTGCTATTGCTTTGGGATTGAAAAATATATTTACGACTGCTGATGATTCGTATGTAAAATTCGAAGAACGAGTTGATAATCTTTCTGCATTAACCGGACTGGAGGGCGAACAACTTGATTGGCTCAGCAAAAAAGCAAAAGAAACTTCAGTATCAACGGTTGAAGGGAATGTTCGCATCACACAATCAGCCGAATCTATTGTAGATGCTTATACAAAGGTTGGCAGTCAGCGACCTGAGTTATTGAAAGTGAAGGAAGATTTGGCAAGTGTTTCCCAGGAAGCCATTATTCTTTCAGCTGCTGCAAAAAGTGAGCTGGAACCTGCTGTTGAAGGCTTAACAATGACACTCAATCAGTTTGATATGGCAGCCGATCAAAGCCGTCGTATCATCAATGTTTTAGCGGCAGGATCAATGGTCGGTGCCGGAGAAATACCCTATTTGACAGAAGCTATGGAGAAGTCGGGAACAACAGCCAATCTGATGAAGATCCCACTTGAGCAATGGGCCGGTGCAATTGAATCCATTGCCCCTTACTACAAACAGGCATCGGAAGCCGGAAATAGTTTCGATAAGGTTTTGCTTACGATGAAGCAAAAACAGATTGGTTATGTGAACGGGGTATTTGATATGAATACCGCTCTTGATCAACTTGAAAAAAGATATGCTGCAGGCGAAACTGCAACAGACATTTTCATGAAAGAGCATTCCAAAATGGGTGAACTTTTGGTATTGAATCGCGGCAAAATGGATGAATATACCAAGGCAGTTACCGGATCAAATATTGCAATTGAACAGGCAGCAAAAAATACCGACAATGAGGTTGCAAAGCGGGCACAGGCGCAAAACGGAATCAATAATCTTTACCTCGAATTTGGTGCGAAGATTGCACCGCTGATCACCAAAGGAATTACATCGGGTGCCGAGCTCCTTAGAATCGCCATCGAATACCGAACCGTCCTGATTCCACTTGCAGCTGCTTTAGCCGCTTATGTAGTAATGGCAAAGCTCAAAGTATTCTGGGATGTGACACAGAAAGGATCTGTTATCCTGGCATCGGCAGCGCAAGCATTGTTTACCGGGAATCTAACCAGGGCAACAGCTGCAATGAGGATGTTTAATACAGTCACGAAGCTGAACCCATTTATATTACTGGCTTCGCTTATTGCATCGGCAGGGATCGCGTTGTTTGCCTATACCAAACGTTCGGATGCTGCAGTGGTAGCTCAAAGATCATTGAATGATATCAGTGTAACAGCCCAGCAAAACATTGCCAGCGAAAGGGTTGAATTACAGCAGCTATTGAAAGTAGCACAAAACGAAACGCTTTCGAAAGTTACACGTCAGGAGGCAATGGCTAAAATAAACCAGATTTCACCCGAATACCTGGGAGGATTAACACTCGAAACGATCAATACAGATAAGGCTAAAACAGCAACCGAACAGTATATTACAAGTCTTGAAAAAAAGGCGAGAGCACAAGCCAATTTCGACAGAATGGTAGAGATTCAGAAAGAAGAAACTTCGCTCAATGCTGGAATTGGAGGTGAACCAGGTGTGGGAACCAAAGTTTGGAACGCTGTATCAAGACCATTCTTATACAACCAATTAAACGCATCCTCAAAACAGAAAAACATAAATGCCAGACTTGAAGAACTGAGAATAGAAAAGTTATCACTCAATGATGATGCTTCCAGTAATTATGTACCACCACCAAAACCTTCCGGAAGCGGTGGCGGGGATGGCGGGAAACCTACTGAAACCCCGGAAGAGAAAAAAGCCAGGGAAAAAGCGGAAAAGGCAGCTCTTAAAACAGCAGAGAAGGTCGAAAAAACTAAACTGGAACTTGTTGAAGCAGCAAATGCTCATATCGTTGCATCAATAAATAAAAGTCATCTTGAAGGTAAAACATCCGAAAGTCAGTATAATGCAGATTTGCTGGAGCAGGAGTTTATTTTCCTTCAGGGAAAGATGGATATATATAAAGTTGGCAGTAAAGAGTATGAAGATGCTTCGGCTGCATTTACTGAAAAACAAGTAAAAGCAAGTGAGCAGGTAAAAGACCTACTGGTAAAAGCCGAAAAAGAGTTGGCAGATGCTAAAATAGCAAACCTGAAGGATGGTATTGATAAAGAAAAAGCACTTGAAAATAATCGGTGGGCAGACGAATTGGCTGGATTAAAAAAACGGTTGGCTGACATTACAGGAACCTCTGTAGATGAAGTTGCGCTGAGAAAGTCTATCAATGATATAATTGAGCAAAACGAAAAGGCTCATACTGAGAAAATGCGGATTCTTAATTCTGCTGATGACATAGCAAAACTTGAAAAGCAACAAAAAGATTTCGGAAATATTAACGATTCTGCTGATAATTATTCCACATCAACTCCATGGCTGTCCGGCAAAGATCTAAATGCTTTTTTTGATTCAAGAAAGGATGTCATTGAACAGGCATTTATAGTAGAAAAAAAACTTGCCGGTGATAATCAAAAACTACAAAAGGCCGCAGAGGAAAAGCATAATGTAGATATATCTAAATTAGAAAAACAAAAAGTTGATGCAACTCATGATGCTGCATTGAGAAGGATTGGTATTGCTCAGGATTTTCTTGGCGCATTGAGCGGAATTGTAGATCAGGAATCTGCATTAGGAAAGGCGCTTTTCCTCTTTCAACAAGGACTTGCTGTTGCAAGTATATGGATTAGTACAGCAAAGGCCAATGCAGAAGCAATGGCGACGTTGATTCTACCCCCTTTATATCTGCCAGTTATGGCAGCTAATACAACTATGGCAATTGTGCAAACAGCGCTTGTTGCAGCACAAACAGTAGGTAATTTTGTGGCAAGTGGCAAGAAAGGCAAACAATCAGGAGGCTATGCCGATAGTGATTCAAACGACTCGACCCCGGTTGGAGTTTATCACGCCAATGAGTTTATTGCTTCAGGACCTGCCGTAAGGAATCCTACTATCAAACCGGTTCTTGATATTATCGATATTGCCCAACGTTCTGGAACAATACGCAGTTTGAATCTGCCGGCGATGCTTGGTCAGTCCGGAAGACAGTCCGGAGGGTATGCTTCGCCTGGACCAGCAACTTCAGTTCCTTCTTCTGTGATACCAGGAAGTAGCCCGGAATTGATGGCAATCATGACAAAGATAAGTGCCCAGCTCGACAAACCGATCACTGCCAATGTCGCTGCATATGGTGGAAAAGGATCTGTAGCTGATTCGATAAAACAGATTGCTAACCTTGCTAAATCACTGGGAATATGAAACAAATAATAACACCACTTGGAATCGTTGCCCTTTCACCAGGCACAACGATTGATATATCCAAAAATAATCCGCTGTTCACGCGTGCTGAAGAATTCTCGATCTCCCTGACAGTTCCCCGGTTGCCAAATGAACATATTTTTGGCCATAAGTGGCGATTAACATCAGCTGGAGCTATTGTTCCAATCGAAGTTCAGTTTGTTTTTTTTGGACGCGAAAAATTGAGTGGCACCATCGAACTGATATCTGGCTCGGATGAAAGTTACGAGATCCTAATGAAGGGATCCCGTAGCGATTTCATATTTCGTTATGGAAAGATCCGGTTACCAGAGATTGATTTTGGTTGGGAAAACTTTGTACCTGGTAACGCGAATCCATTGGAAGCCGATATGCAAACAGAGATGTATAATACACTGAACCTGCAGCGCGATTGGATCTGTTTTCCGGTTTACCATACAGAAGCAGGGGAATGGATAAACAGATGGAGCTTCGATACTAACGGTTTCGCAATGGATATCGGAGGATGGCGCACAGCACATGTGCGTTTATACAGGGCATTGGAACGTCTTTTCGCAATTAAGGGATACACGGTCACAGATAACTGGTTTTCGGATACAGATGAGAAAAAGAAGATTGTAATCTTTAATAACGGAAGGGCGCTGGCGAGTCAAATGAATATCAGGTTTCTGTTACCTGACTGGACCATTACTGAGTTCATCAATGAAATAGAAGACTTTTTCCCGGTAACATTCTTTATCAACTCCCGAAATAAAACGGTCCGTATCTTGTCAGATGATACAGTTTCAGCTTCAGACCCCGTTGATTCACTTGACAGATTTGTTGTCGGAAAGCATAAAATTAATTTCAATGATACCCAAAATGGGTACGATATCACCTATGAGCTACCCGCTGATGATGAAACAACAGATCAGAACTGGGACTATGCCGATCAGGCTACGGTCGAAGAGGTAAATACATTCTCTGATCTTCCGGATGCAGGGGTTATTTGTCTTGTAGTGAGCGAAGGTCAGTATTACGAATATGATGAGAGTGACCCGCTTGTGCCATGGAAACCATCCGGGAATGTAGCACTTGGAATACGTTCAGGAGAGGGAGAAATAAGCCGGAAAACAAAAATTTATCCTTTACTTTCAAAAACACAACTTCAGCCAGAAACCGTCACAGTAATACAGCAATACGTGGATATCCGACGTGTCGCAATAAATTTTAAGCTGGTGGTACCTCACACATCCAAAATTGCCAGCAAGTGGTCACAGGATTTCAGACCTGTTATTTATCGCGGGATGGAAACGCCTTTATATTCGATGTCCGATATCCCGTCTGGTTATGTTGCGCAAATTAATGGTTACCCGATGGCCAATTATATCAATCGTAAAATTACCGGCGCACGCTGGCCGGGTCAGTCAATTGATCTTTGCTGGAATGGAGATCAGGGATTACAGGGCGCACAGGCAATTGCTTTTTTGGATGGTGCCGAAAAGACAGAGGTAAAACTGTTAATGAATCATGTGGATCTTGAAAATATGGACATGACAAAGGTTTACATTCTGCTCGGTCGAAGAGTGCTGATATCTGAACTTACAATTCACTACTCAGAAGGAACCAATGTTGAAATTGATGCAGTACTATTGGCACAGGCCCGTGTGTAGTTTCTGGGAATCCTGATCTTTTTTGTCCTTTAATGTAAGGGTGCCTGGCGCTACCTTGCAGAAAAATCAAATAAATGAGTATCATTGTTCAACAACCCGATTCGCTTTCTTTTGCAGGGAACCTCAAAAAGTTTGTTGTCACCTCCGCTGTGGCTGTCGCGCTGCAGCTGAACAAGGGAGCTGAACAGATTCTGAATGAGATCTACCAGCCCGGCTCTGGCAACCTCGTAGAAATCGACCTTCGTACCGTAATTGACAAAGTATTGTCAGTTACGTTACCAGGCACAAACCTGATCACCGAACAGTCTTCCGGATTTGCTGATTTCACCGCGACAATTGACGGTACCGCCGTTGCTTTCCGCGTAATCAAAGGTGGTGTGCTGGAACTTGGATCGATGGCCGGTGATTTTGTAAATGAGCATTTCCTTACCTGGCAGATCCAGGACAAACAGATATTGCAGCGCCAACCCGAATGGCTGACAGTTTATACCGTTGCAGCCCGCAACCTCAAAGCAAAAGCCTACTACCAGGATAATACAAACGCCTCGATGCTGCTTACTGCACTCGCTGCCAATAAACTTTTGGCCGTTGATGTGAGCTGGGCATCTATCAACTCACTTTTCGTAAAGAAAAACCCGATTGCCTGGGAAGTATGGTTCGAAGATCTTGCCGGGACCCGGTTAAGTTATGTGCAGCGGTATTGCCTCCGGAATTCGGATGACGAAGAGAAAATATTTATCTGGGCGAATACAATGGGAGGTATTGATTCCATATCGCTCACAGGTAGTGCCGAGGATGATAAAAAGCTCGAGCATTTAATTGCCGAAATGGGTGATGAATCCCTGCAGGAATATCAAACCGATAAGAAACGGGAAATCAAACAGTCAACCGGATTTTTGACTGTTGATGAAAGCCGGTGGATAGAAGACTTTTTCTATTCCGGCCGCAGGTACCTGGTTGGCGAAGATGGAGCAGTAAGATCAATTGTTTTAGCGAGCTCGAAGATTGTAGGATCAACCGCTGATGACTTGTTTGATTACGAATTCAATTACAGGTTAGCCTCCGAAAGTCAATTACTCAATCTTGAAAGATCATTTGAATCATTTCCAGCATTGGAGGTGCCGGTTGATTTTTTTTTAACTGAGTTACTGTCCGGGCTTCCGGTAGCTCAGTATTCTGACGGCCTTTTGATGGCTGTTCAAAGCCCTTTTGCCCAGGCGTGGCAAAAACTATCCATGGCACAATTATGGGGATCTGCACTTCCCTGCCTCGTTGATGGAACTACAATCTCAGTCGTGAACGGAAAGCTCCAGGTAAATGGAGTATCCGGAGGAGTTGGCGTTTCGAAGTGGGGAGATCTCACTGAAAAACCCTTTTCAACTTTATCAAATCTCTTTTCTGTCAGTCCGGAGGGAGTATTAACGTTGTCAAATAACTATGCTGCCGCCAATCACACACACCCATACCTTTCTGATTCGGATGCACGGATCGGCAATTGGACCACTGCATATAATTGGGGAGATCACACCGGAAAATACCGACCAGTTGCATGGGTTCCAGCATGGGCAGATATATCCAATAAACCTGAATGGTTGAATAGAATGGGTTGGGATGGAACAGCAACTGTTGTTTCTTCTGATCTTCACGTTACAGGCAAATTGGTTGTTGATGGAACAATTCAATTCTTTGGTTCTGGCGCCGGTGGTGGCACCGGTGGTGGCGGAGCATCCGCACTCTGGGAATTAACCGACGTGGACGATGACATGAAGAATTCCCTCTTTGGTGATCTTCCGATGTATAACGGTACTCACTTTGCCAGGTACAATATTTCAAATTTTGCAACAGCCGGTCATGGACACACGATCGGTCAGGTAACAGGCTTACAGGGAGCTCTCGATGGGAAACAAGCATCATTGGGTTATACTCCTTACTACTCAGCTAATTTTGTAGCCGGCGTAAATTACTCAGCGCCTCACTCCCACCCTTACCTATCAGACAGCGACGCGAGAATTGCCAATTGGAGTACTGCTTTCGGATGGGGCAATCATGCAGGATTATACAGACCAATTGGATATGTGCCCAGCTGGGGAGAAATAACCAGTAAACCAACCTGGACGGAAAAGATGGGATGGGATGGGACCGCTGTGACAATTGCCGGTGATTTACATGTAACCGGTAAAATTATTTCTGATGGTTCGATGCAGTTTTATGGCATCAGTTCCGGTGGTACCGGTGGCGGTGGATCTACAACGCTTTGGGGATTGACGGACGTTGCCGATGACGTGGTAAATGCGGTATATGGAGATCTGATCATGTATAATGGAACCCATTTTGCCAGGATCAATCAATCGATTCTGGCACCGGCTGTGCATACGCACGCGATATCGCAGGTTAATGGATTGCAGGGAGCGCTCGACACAAAAATGGCAATTCACACACATCCTTACCTATCTGATGCTGATAGTAGAATAGCCAATTGGAATGTTGCTTATACTCATAGTCAAAGTGCCCACTACGCCGGGGCGGATGTTGGAAGCTGGGCAAAAGTAGCTACTATCCCTGTCTGGAATCAATCAACAACAGGAAATGCAGATACAGCATCAAATTCAGGGCAATGGGGAGGCATTTCTACTGGCTTTTGGCAGGGCAATTATACCAGTGGAATCTCAGGAATAATAGGAGTTCACACTAACGGAATTGCTTATACGTTCAGCGCAGGAGCAGCACAATCTTTTCTTGGCTTAGGCTCCAACGCTTATAATTCAACAGCTTATCAGCTTTTGGAAAATCAAAGATTATCAACAACTAATTCACCAACCTTTGCAGGTGGAAATTTTACAGGTTCACTATCTGCACCCAATATTCTAACTTACAGAATTTATTATGACTTAAACGCGTACACAACTGGGTATCCACCAACATACGGATTTACTCACGTTAATACTCCAACAGGTAGTTTTGTAAACTATTTAGTAATTGGTGGTGATAATGGTGGATATGCGACACAAATAGCAGGAGATGCTTACGGTAATGGGTTCTATTATAGAAACCTATCAGATAATGTAATTAAAAGTACTGGCTCAAACGGATGGAATAGAGTTTATGATGTAACCAATTTGAATCGTTCAGATATTGCTATTACTGCAAGTACTGTAATAATGAATGGTTTATTTCAATCTGACAGTGATTATTTCTTTTATAACAAAAATTATTCAGCGTTCCGAAATATTAGCGCAGGTGATATTAATGGAACTGGTTTAGTATTAAGCGGAAGAGCAATATTTAAAACTGATGTTTGGAACATAAGTAGTGATAATCAACAACGATTTTATTTTTCACCAAATGGAGTAACATATATTAAAGGAGCTGATATAATTTTTCGTAATAACTCCGATACAGCTTTATTAACTCTTACTTCTACAAATACAGCAATATTTGGTGGTAGTGTTGGAGTTTACGCAACAAACAATTCAACTTATGGACTTAATGTTACTGGAACAGCAGGTGGAGCAAGAACTATATTTTTAGCAGGTCAAACAGGTTTTTCAAATGGTTTTAACGTTAGTTATGATGGCACTAAAATGGTTTATAACTTTCAAAATGGTGATTCAACTTTTGGTGGTAATATTACTGCAAGTGGCAATATAATTGGCCTTGGCACAATGCAATTTTACACCGCATCCGATCGCAGGTTAAAAACCGACTTTCAGCCCATCATAAACCCTATCGAGAAAATCAAATCCCTTACCGGTTACTTTTTCAATTACACCGATCAGGCGATGCAATTAGGAGGCTACACTTCACGCCGGGATATCGGTTTGATTGCGCAGGACGTTCACAACATCCTTCCTGAAGCAACCGGAAAACTTTGGAATACTGATTTTATGGGGTACAAAGCTGACAAGCTGATCCCTTTATTAGTGGAGGCCATCAAACAACAACAAAACGAAATTGATCAACTAAAAAGACAAATAGCAGCATGAGCAAAAGACTATACACCTATGCCGGATTTACGGCAACGGATCTAAAAAATAGGGCATCAATACCGAGCCAGACAGACATCACTGTTGGATCAAACTACATTGATTGTTCCTCGGTTGATATCCCTTCAGAAATCCGTGATATAATTGGTGAAGGGTCGAACGATCTCGGCACAATCTACATGAGTGCGAAGGTTAATAAATGGAGTGGCTTTGGACCACGAGAATGGTATGTTTCAGGAGGTTTATTACTTAACCGGGTTAAGGCATTACCCTATGACATGGCCAATTTTTGTGGATACAATCACAATGCAGTCACACCTGGTTGGATGGGAGGATCTTATATCACAGATTTTAAATACGTTCAGACCGACAATTCAAAAGTTTTGTCAGGCGGCTTGCAAGGTGGTGAAATTGATTTTCTTATAATGGTTGGCGCCACGCATGTTAAGTGGGTTATTAAAGATCCCGGAGGAAATGTGATTGGATCCAGTCTCGCTGCATTAGGCAGTTATTATAATTCAAACCCTATTATCCCTGTTTGTACGATCACAATGGGAAATTGGACAGGAGTTAAAAATCTATCATCTACAATTTACCTGTCAAATTCTTTTGGGGATGAACTTTGTGTTTATCCGGGCACAACAGCCTGGACAATTATAGCGACGCAACGATTAAATCCTGCAGGCGCGGTGTTGCCGTCGGGCTCAGTAATCAAAATTGTAGCCGGAAGCGCAACCCTTGATTTGGCTGGAAACTATACGATCACAATCAATAATATGACGCGTTATAGTATGACTCCTTACACTGGCCGTGTCAATATTGTTGCAAATCTATACAATGAAGTTAATGGGCTGATTCACACGCAACAGATTACAACAAATGATAGTGCCCGTAGTTTTGCCGGATACCTGACGCATGCAGCTGACTATGACTATCACGTTGAATTCTTAATATCAAATGCCGATGCTTAAAAGGCTACTATTTAGTATCGTTTTTCTGATTTCGATTGCCGCATCAGCGCAAAACAAAGTCATTAACATGACGAAGTGGAATATTGACAGTTACGTCAATAACTGTTTGTCAGATTTGAAAATTGATAGTTGCATGATAGTTCTGCAACCTTCAGACATCTTGATTTACGGAGAGTATCCGGGGGTTACGATCAAAAATACAGACAGGGTATTTACTGTCGTAGTTTATGATTTCATTGGCTATGATGAGGCATGTTTGACAATCGGACATGAGTTATGCCATGTAATGCAATTCATTACCGGGTCGCTTCAGATTGATCAAAATAAAAAAATCATTTTCGATGGCAAGGGATATAAAGCAAATTCGACGTCTGAGTATTACAATGCTCATGAGGTCGAAGCAAGAATTCAGGGATTAAGACTGTTTGCAAAATACAAACGCAAAGTCTATTCACCACCAGTCGCGCGAGTTTTTTAAATTTCAATATAAACACTTTTAATTTTTAATTATGGAACTTATTTCAGAAAAAAAGAGATTGATTACCAATAGAGTTGGTAGAATCATGGGAGTTGATGTTAATTTCAACTTCGAACAAAACATTGGCGAAGCTCCTTCGACCGTTAATGCAAATTGCAGTATTCCTGGTGCGACACCAGAATCGGGATCGTGTAATATCACGATCAACAGGCAAACGAACGGACAGAAGTCGATTGCTATCAATGGTAACAAGAACATCGTAGAGTTATATCCCGTCATCGAGGAGATTGAGGCGGAACTCGAAATCATTGCAGTGGAAGGAGTCGTAGCCTAATGAAAATAAAACTTACCGCAAGTGACCGACTGAGCACAGCCCAGTTCTTACCTGCAGAAGGGAATACTTCAGAGCAGATGATCGGGAAAAGTATCCTGGATAAGACAAAACTCACCAAAGAAGAGAAGGCCAAAATTAAACCCGATTTATTCTACCAGGGCGAAATTGATCCGGATACTGACTTCTCCCGGGAGTTTGATTTCAGTGCCGAAGAGTTCAATTTGATGTACTCCGAATACCGGAAAAAGGAGGATGACAAAAAACTGAACAAAACAAATATCTGCATGGCTCTGAAGCTAATTGAAGCAAAAGACGCCATCAAGGAAAAGAAGTAATTCTTCAACTTTGTCAGCATAGAAATTTAAAACCCGGTCACCGCGATCGGGTTTTTTTGTCCTTTAACACACCGCTGGCAAAGATTAAGTTTGAGATATAAACGCAATCTGATGGCCGAAAGGCGTAAAAATTGAATACTATGGAAGACAATGACGAAAGCCGAGGATGGATCAAAACCATTACCATAATAGGAGTAGTCCTCACAATTGTAATAAATGTCGGATCAATACTTTATTCTACATTGATTAAAAATAATGACCTGAAAAATGATGTTAAAGCAATGGATAGTAGAATATCGAAAGTTGAAGTGGCGGTAATAAACATTCAGGACAAAAAACTGGACAAAGAAACATTCAATTTGATTCTCACAACATTGACAGAATTGCGGTCAGATATACGGGATTTATCAAACAAAAAATAACTCATGAAAAACTTTCTTAAAACCTTCAAAGAGGAAATGGTATTTATACCAATTTTGATCATTGCTTTCTTCGGAATTAACTGGTTTTTTAGCTCCTGGTTCCCGGATTCGGCCTTCTTCGATTTCTACTCTCAGCTTGAAACGATTGCATTCAGGGTATTATCGTTTGTGTTGGTTTTGGCAATCGCATGGTTTGGGTTAAGAATCGCATTTCCGCAAATGTTTCACTACCTGATTGACGATTTTTATCAGGACTTCAAAAACTTTGA